ATCCGCGCTCGGCTTCTTCAATCATGCCCTGAGTTGGTTTGTAACTCATTATTCGTCTCCACTATCCGCCAGCAGGTCCTGCTGAACCGGTGCTTTAGGCGCACCAAATGGTTGGAACGCCGTCTCAATGTTGTACTGCTCCGCAACCTGCTTATCTCGATCAATCTGTGCAAACGTCTCTTCAACGTCACGACCGTAGTGGTTGGCAACGTCTTGCATCGACAGGATGCCGTTTTGCAAGCCGATGACAGCAGCATTCATTTCCTTGAGCGGATCAACCCACTGGAATCCGCGTCCACGCCACTGAACAGCACGACCAAACTTATCAAACTTATCAACGCCAATCGGGAACCCGTTTAGCGCAAACGCACCAACCTCCATGTTCCAGCGCATCCAGATCTTGAACACCTTGTCTACAAAGTGATCAATCAAGAACTTCTGCTCGCTCTTAAACTGATCACGCTCAAGTAAAGCGCCCTGACGAATCGAGCTGTACGATGTACCCTCTAAATCGTTTGACAGGGATTCATAGGACAAACCTAAGCCAGAAGCGATGCCGCGAAGCACTGCTTTATTGAAGTCAGAGAATGCACTGGTCGGATGCGTAGGGTCGATCATCTTAAGATCGTAACCCTGTGGCAGAGACTGAATCGTGCCAGCCTCATAATCCAACTGTGGAATGTCGCCATCATACGAGTCAGCAATACCATCTCCGCCAGGCGAAACAAGTACGCCAAACTTGGCTGCTGCCGCACGTGCCGCAGTAATCTCTGCATCGCGGTATCCGTCTAGCATCTTCATCGCAAAGATGGCCGGTGCAAAGTCAGAATCGCCACGAGTTTGACCTGGACGCTTCTTCTTGAATACGTGAATCATCTGATCAGCTGGGATGCGCGTGTACTTCTTCTCCGGCTTATTCATCATGAAGTCGTAGTCGCCGGGATGATAGTTCAGCACCCAATATGCGACTGGGCGATCAAAGTCGTCTAGCTCAACACCCATGCGAATGCGGCGACCGTTAGGATTCAGCTGATTCTTGTCAACGTCAATGCGATCCGCCTCGATTGGGTGCATCGCAATGCCGTCTGGATAAGCGCGGTTCTTTACGATCTGGCAGAAGAACTCGCCATCACGCTTGCGAACACGCGCAACCATCGCACATAGATCACGGAAAGACATCGTGCCATCTGTGGTGCAGCTCTTTGACCACTCGCGCCACCGATCCTCGATGATTTGATTGCCTGCAATATCCAAAGTGCCGTCAAGGTTAGCACCCTTGACCTGAAGACTGAATCCGCGCTCACCAACCACGCCATTCTCAACAAGATCAAGTGCTCTGGCTGCATATTCGTTGTTGCGTTCTAAATCACGCGCTCTTTCGCGTAACTTCGCCAGACTGGGCTTGATTGTGGAGTCGGCTGACGCCGCAGAGCCAAACATCCCGCCAAGAAGACGACCAACTTGGCCGCCTTGATAGTAACGAGCGCCCTGCTGCTTCTTCTTGCGATTAAAAAACGGTAGCTTCATAGGAAACGTGCCTTGATCGTAGCAGTGGACGCTTTACCGGCTTTAATAGCAGCCTTGTTGCGCTCCTGATTGACTTTACCTTGCCAGTAGTTGATCTCTTTTCTCAGCTCTTCGGGCTTCAACTTGGTCAGCGAGCGACCTGAAATGGAATACGATTCAACGTCAGAGGTTATCCGCCCCGCATAAACGTCTAAGCATAGCTGAAGATTCTTTTCAGCCTCTGATTGCGGGTTCTCTGTTGAATTGTCTCGACTCGCTATGACCTCAAAAATGCCAGAGTTGACAACGATTCGCTCGCTGTCAGAGTTACGAGTGATATAAGCCTGCCAACTATACGTGCCAGGTGTGTAATTTAGTGATGTCGATGAGCTGACCTGCACCAAATGATCTGACCCGCCCGTAATCTCGATCTCGCTCGACGGACTGCCGTGCAAACGCGCTGAATACTTTAGAGTATAGGAATCAGACGGATAATCAGTCGTCAGATCATCGCGCTTCCACTGAATGAAATCGCCAGCGACAAGCTCTCTTGGTTCGCCTGATGGCGCATTCGTGGAATCAAACAGGTTCGCCACTCATCATCTCCATGCGTTGACGAAATTGCGCTTCGGTGCATGAATCAATGGAGATTTTTTCTCAGGCTTTTGCTCTTCCACCTGCTTTCGCTCCGCCATACGATCCGCAACGCTATTTACGTTGACATTAAGGATAGCATATGCAGATAGAGCATACACCATACAATCTAGTGCTTCATTTCGCGGCCTGATTTTAACAAATGTTCGCTTGGAATACCCCTTATTAAACTTGGTCACGACTTTTTCTGCTGTCAACTGCCTGAAATACTCTTCTGGCAGGTGATCTGAGAAGTGAACATAGCCAGCTCCAGGCTCAATAATCTTGAGCCGAGAGAACAGCAGATCCTTGGCAGTATCAACACCAATCGGGAACAATGGACACTTTTGGGCATTATTCTTGCTAGGGCGTCCAACCACAGGCTTAGATCCGATCTCTCCACCAATACCCTTTATCGCAAAAATGCGATAAGCCTGGTTCTGCTTACAGAACTTATAAACGGCTTGGGTATGGTGTCCGCCAGAGTCAACGCATGCAGCACGGATGCCAAGCTCTCTGCCGTCATGCGTCTCGAAAGTGGACTTGAGCTGCGAGAGCAAGTTGTTCCAGATATTTGGCGTAGATGGATCGCCATAAAGGATTCGGTGATCAATGACCCAAGACTCATCATCTCGACCCCAGCCAATCAAAGACATCTCAAGTCGATCATCCTGAACGTCCACGCCAGCCGTAATAAAGACAACTTCTTCGGGTATGAGACCCTCGTAGTCTTCGCCACGATCAGCGAGTGAGTGCTCATCAACAGTTTCACCCGCATCCTCCCAGACAGTGCCTAAGTAGGTGTTTGTCCAGACGCGAAGTTGCTGCGGGTTCTTCCTGACGTTCAGGAAATCTCTAACGCCATCAGAGAGTGGAGTCCAAGGTGAATACAAACCAGAGATACTGAAGCCAGCGGTTCCGGTGAAATCAGCCTCGGCTACCCATTGACCGTGTGCGATTGCGTGAGCACGATCACTGTCATTCCACATAGAGCCACAGTGCTCGCAAACATAATAAGCAGTATCAGGGTCGCCATCTTCCCATCGCACATTCGACCATACCAACTTCTGACTCTCGCCACAGTGTTTGCAAGGTACGTAGTAGAAACGCTGATCACTCTTCTCAAACGCATTCTCGATGCGTGAGTCACCTTTGTTGGTTGGCGTCGAGACCATGACGATCTTGCGGTTCCAGAAGGTTGCCGATCTCTTTCTCGCCAACTGGATTGGATCGCCTTCACTTCCCGCTGAAGTCGGGTAGCGGTCCACCTCGTCACAGAGAACTAGCCGAATAGGGCGCGAAGCAAGGCCAGCCGGACTGTTTGCACCCACGATAGTGATTGCTCCGCCGGGGAAAACTTTGTGTAGCGTCGTGTTGTTTGAGTCTCTTGCACGCGGGTCCTTTACCTTCCCGCGAATCGCAGGTGTTGCCTTAATAAGTCCAGAAGCCAGTCGATCCTTCGAGAAAGCCTGCGCCATCTCAAGCGTAGGCTGTAGAACAAGAACAGGACACGGATCGTGATCCATGTGGTAACCAACGATATTAAGGATCGCTTCTGTCTTGCCGAGCTGTGCGCCAGCCATAACCACAACTTCACGAATAGTAGGATCGGAACAAGCGTCCATGATGCCGCGCTGATACTCAGCTCTCGAAGTGTACCAACGCCCAGGCTCCGCACTACTTTGAGAGTCCAGTCGTCTTTCGCGGTCTGCCCACTCGCTTACGCTTAGGCGCGGGGGCGGTGTCAGCACCGCTATCGCCTTCTTCAGATGCTGCTGTAGTTCCTTGCGTGTTTGCCGCGTCGATCTTAGGGTCATAATTGCTCAACTCTTCTAGTGCTTCGCGTATGAGGTCATCCAAGACCTTTTGACATCCGCCAGCCGTGTCATCAGCCGCCACGATAGGTGCTGCCTTTGACGGCACGGAAACTAATTTAGCTTTTAAGCTAGCGAGAGTGTCCGACCACGCAGTGACAACATCATCCGCCACAACAAGCTCGCCTCTAACCTTGGCAAGCTCTAGTTCTGCGATCTCTGCCTCTGCTGCGACCTTCCTGGCTCGTGCTTCTTCGTAATCTGGATTAGCCATGTCAAGGATTATGCACTGTAAAGAAAGAAGACACCACCCTGACAGAATGTGACCTCACGCGTAGCAATCTCCGTGCCAACTTCCGAA